CCCGTTCCAAGTCAGGAAGAAAACCATTGCCTATGTCGAGGGCGAGCTGGTGACTGAGGACAAGCTGGTTCCTTCCTGGAAGCGTATCAGCAAATGGAACCTGTACCCGGCCCCGGGCTGCGGGCAGAACATCCACAATGGATCAGGGATATGGGAATGCGATGACATTACCCACAAAGAACTTCATGGCCTAATCGGTGTCGAGAACTACAACGAGCAGGAGATTATGGAGGTCCTGACAGAAGGCCCTCACAAGGCGACCAAAGAACAGCCCAAAGCCAATGACTCTACAGTGAGTGGGCTCAAGAAGCGCGACACCAAAAAACTTTACCAAATCTGGTATTACCATGGCATGTTGACCAAAGAGGAGATGGAGGCCGCTAACGTCAAACACCCTGGTGCGGAGATGTTCTACGATGCCAAGATCACCATGGTCAACAACCGGATTATCCGTGCTGTCCTCAATCCCATGGAAACCGGTGACTTCCCCTATGACGTGATGGTATGGCAGCGCCGTGAGGGATCTCCCTTTGGTATATCGCTAGGCAGACAGATCAGGACTCCCCAACGAATGATCAATGCCGCTGCCCGGAACCTGATGAACAATGCTGGACTGGCGGGTGGACCGCAATTCGTTATCAACAAGAACAAGATTTATCCAGAGGATGGGGTTTGGGAAATGGTCCCGCTCAAGTTCTGGATTGTGGAGGAAGACGCTGACATCAGTAGTATCGATGAGGTATTCAAGATCGTCACAGTCCCTATCATGCAAGGGGAACTGAGTGCCATTATCAGTTTGGGCCTGAAGTTTGCTGAACTGACCTCTGGGTTACCGATGATCATGCAGGGCCAGGTGAGCAGTGACACTCCGGACCGCGTAGGAATCGTTAACATCTTGGATAACAACGGATCCTCTGTCCTGCGTCGAGTGGCAAGACTGTACGATGACCTGGTGACCGAGCCGAACCTTCGCCGGACTCACCGGTATCTGTTACAGAGACATGAGGACGATACCCTTAAACGCACTGAATTCCAGATCGATGCCCGGGGTAGTAGTGCCCTGGTCGAGAAGGCCCAGCATTACCAAGCCCTGGTGGAAGTGGCTAAACTGGGGTTGCAGAACGATCCCAAGAACGATATCGACCCACGTAAACTCAGTAAGGAGATGCTCCGGTCATTAAGACTTGATCCCAAGAACTTCAAATTCGATGATGACGAATGGAAGGAAATGGTTGGCAAGTGGAATGAACTGTTGCAATCCATGGAAGCCCAGGGTGATCCGCGCACAGCTATTGCACAGCTTAATGCACAGGCAAGGCAGTATGTCGCTGACAAGAATGCTGAGACCCAGGCGGCCAGGACTGAAATGATTGGCGCTATTGCTGTGGGCAAGATGGATATGGACAAGGAGTTGGCCGAGCAGGAAGCCCAGCTGACTCTGTTGTTGAAGGGATCGGACGAGAGCCTGGATAGCATGAATCTGGAAGGAGACCTCAAAATTAGCGCCGACTCTATAAAGGCGAAATTGGCTACGGAAGTAATGAAAATACAGAACACTCTTCGATTGGTAAGAGAGAATGCCCGCGCCGATCAGCTCCCACGCCCGCCACTAGAACCACCAGGAAGGGCGAAGGCAGGCGAGAGTTACACAACGTAAGGATTCTTGCTATGAGCACGGATTAAACTTAGGATACATGCGTTCACCAACTAACCCATAGGAGATCGCCGTGACAGGAATAACCGCATTAGAAAAACTGATCACCACGCTTGTAGTCAATCAATCCGCTATTCTTGCATTGACCGAAAGAAAGCACTGCCAACCACAAAACAAACAAATGTGGCTAGATCGCCAAGACAGCCTGTATAAAGTTCTGAAGAAGTTGAAACATTTATCGGACAACTTCTACTCCACGGGCAGACCATGATAGAACCGACAATACATTCCCACATCTCCGGCACACTTCCAGACGCGCACCCGCTGGCTTATGTCTTTGTCGCTTGTGAGAAATGCCATGCTGCTATACACGACAGCAAAAACAAGTGCCTGCAGACCTGGGTAGAGACAGGCAAGGGTAATTATTGCGTCCAATGCTTTAACTTCCTGCATATCCACGAAGGGGGCGTGCTGAAGGATGACTGGGGATTGCCAGATGCTGAACCGGCCATTGTTATTGGTTGCAGCCATGAATGGCTTGATGCTGTAAAGAGTGCGGTAAGTGGCACTGCACGGTGTTTGTGGTGTGGTGAGATAGAACTTCTTATCAATGTGGAGCTGGCCCCATGAGTAAAATCATCATTAAAGACAGCAGGGCGTTACGTGAGCTGATGAAAGGGAAAGGTCCTGACCTGCCTCCACCACGTATACTGATGGCCAACCTGACCATCTACCGGTGCCTGAATCCGGATAGCGAGATGGATAACTGGGAGGTCTGCAATGCCGCTGACATACCTGATTGGGTGAAGAATCCTGATGTAATGGCAGAGCTGGTCGATGGTCTGATGGTCAATGATGAAAAGAAGGACCTCTACTGGTACCGAGCCGAAGAGACCCACAAGGGAGCGATATTGCATTGAAGAATTCATTAATACAGGACAGGTCCCCGGAAGATCGGATAGTCCTTACTTACACTGAAATCAACTCGCCTTTGTGGGTGAAGATATTCCAGCACCTGGACGCCAAGCTGCAAAGGATTCGTGTACAAAATGACAACATCGAGGCAGACTCTATTGCAACGGCTGTTCTACGTGGTAGGATTGCTGTAATCAAGGAGCTCAAGAAGTTGGCAGACCTGGACAAACAAGCCCCTATCAGGGTAAGTATTCCGGGCGGTGATGAAAGGATTGAACCACCGAGCACTGACCGCATTTAGGTAATGGATAACACCCTTACCGCCTGACCCGTAAAGATGCGGGTTGTTATACGCCTTGTCGTGAGACAACGCTTATCCCCATGTGGAGTTTTTTTTATGCCCAAAGAAAGTGGAAATGATGACGATAACGATGTAAAGGTTCCAACCAAGGAAGAGATAGCTGAGTTAGAGAAAGCGTTTAATAGTGGGTTTGAGGAAGAAGGGGGTACAGCTACGGCCGCTCCCAAAGCCCTTGAATCGCCAGAGCCGACCCCGGCGCCGACAGCGACCCCAGGGCCAACTCCGGATACTACGCCTGAACCGACTCCGGAACCTGATAGGCAGGAACTGCTCGAACAGCGTCTGAACAAATGGATGCGAGATATGGGCGGTAGGATCGGCGCAAACGAAGCGGTATTGCGCAGGATTGAAGACCAGGGAAGGGTAACGAAACCAGCAGCAGAAGCGCCTACCAAGGCACAGATTGCTGCAGCCATGAAGGATGGCGACAAATTTAAGGAACTGACCAGTGACTTTCCCTTATGGGGGGAGGCCATGGATGAGGTTCTTGGCAAGATCGAACAGAGGCTTCAAGGGATACCCGGTGCTGAAAACCTTGAAGAACTAAAGACCCAACTGGCATCCAGTCGAGAAGATTCCGAAGCCACAGCAATGTCGCTCCGCGAAGTAGTAAGAGTTGATGGTGCTTTTCCAGGTAAAGACTGGGAAGGGGATATCAACACATTACCTTTCAATATGTGGTACAGCAGCCAGTCTCCTGAGATCCAGGAACTCGCAAACAGTAGTAAGTCAGCAGACGCGATACGATTGATCAGTTCTTTTTATGACAATCAAGCCTCCGCCTCCAAGCAGCAAAACAGGCGCGATCGAGTAGATGCAGCCGTAGATCCCATAACTGGGGGCGGCAAACCTAATCGGTCACAAGGCAAGTCCGTGGACGATGCTTTCAATGAAGGCTTCACCCAGGGCTAAACGATTGTACATAAGAGGTTCTTATCATGCCTACTCAAGCATACGATACCGTGACACCCCGAATTGGGAAAGTGAAAGGAGCGATCCTGAAGCATGCAGTTCCCAAGGAAGTTCTCGGCATTACCGGCAACCAACATGACCTGAGCAACAATGTCTCTGACACTGTTATTTTCAGACGCTGGTTACCCCATGGCGGTGCAACTACTAACGCGACCACGATCAATCAATGGTCAGTTACCGCAGCTGCTCACCAGACCCAGGAAGGTGTGACGCCCACTCCTGACACTATCGCACCGCAAGACATTACAGTTCAGTTACTGGAATACTCTTGCTTGTATATGTACACCAACAAAGTTGCGTTGCTGTACGAAGATGACATCCCCAAAGCGCAGAAGAAACTGACCGGCCAACGAATGGGCCTGGTACGTGAACTGGTGCGTTATGGTGCGCTGAAAGGCTGTACCAACAAGTTCTACGCAGGTGGAACCTCCCGGGCAACCGTCGACGAAGCAGTTTCCCTGGGTAACTTCCGGGCGATTGAGCGTTCACTGTTGGCTAACCGTGCAGACACGATCACTGAGATCATCTCTGCCAGCGCCAGCTACAACACCTCGTCTGTCGAAGCGTGTTTCCTGGTCTTCTGTCATACCGATGTATGCCACGACATACGCAACCTGCCTGGCTTTACCAAGGTAGTTGAGTACGGTGGCAGCACCAAACCCATGCACCCGATGGAAATGGGCGCCGTGGATAACTTCCGGTTTATTGTCTCTCCGGAACTTTCGTCTATTATCGATTCTGGTGCCGCAGTTGGTTCTACTGGTCTGAAAACTACCGGTTCATCCAACATCGACGTGTATCCAGTTATCGTGGTTGCCGAAGATGCGTGGGGCGATGTTGCCTTACGTGGTCAGAACTCTTTCCGAGTAACGGAAATCCCATACTCCCAGAAAGACAAGAGCGACCCGCATGGCCAGCGTGGCTATATCGGTGCGATCTTCTGGTCAGCTGCTTTCGTTCAGAACGATGGATGGATGGCAGTTTTGGAATGCGGGGTCACGAATTTGTAGGCTAAGTGGTTGATATGGTTAAGAAAGATTGTTTAATTTGTGGAGTTGAATTTACTGTGAATCAGTTCCGTGCTGACAAGGCGAAGACCTGTTCGTTGGAATGCCGAGGCAAGTACATTGCTTTAGGTTATTCCAATGCCAGGGCTCGTCTTGTTTGCGAGGCGCCTGATTGTGGTAAGGAGTATTCGGTTCCCCAATGTCACGAAGACAGACGGAAGTTTTGTTCTGTTGAGTGCTCCCTGAAGCACAGGCCGATGAACCCTCCTACTGGGAAGGATCATTACTTGTGGAAAGGCGGGAGAACAACTCATTCTGATGGCTATATCTTACTTCGAGCTGTGCATCATCCATTTTCCGTAGGGCTGTATGTTTTCGAGCATAGGTTGGTAATGGAACAATGGATGCGTGAAGAATCTCCTAACCACAGTTTCCTTGTAGAAGTTGCAGGGGAACTGTATTTGAGTCCTGAAATTTCTGTGCATCACATCGATGAGCAGAAGACTCATAACGTAAGAAGCAATCTGCTTGCTTGTACCAATGCAGCGCACCGATCAATTCATGCTGGGGTTGCTCCGTATGAAAAGGAAGTGTGGCCAGAGATTGTTGGCGGTAGTGACGTACCTTATCGACTGGAAAGGACTTGCGTAGCTTGCAATGAAACCTTCCATGTGAAGAGGGCCGATGCTCGCCGTGGGCAAGATATTTACTGTTCGAGAAACTGTTATGACAACCGGGACAAAACACCGTTTGAAGTAACCCTTAAACGCAATATAGGACTAAA